GTTTAGTAAGCGCGGCCTGTCACACTTCTAAGCCCGCGCTGGTCGCGGTTTTCCGCCAACGTCTTCCTCGCATGACACGCGATGCACAGGCACTGCCCGTTCGCCACGTCGTACCGTGCTCCGCCTTGCCTGATCGGCACGACGTGATCCGCTTGGGCCTCCCGCTTATCGCTGCACACCCGGCCGCACTCTTGGCACGTCCATGCGTCCCGCGTCAGCACAGCCTGCCGCCACGCTCGGTGAGCCAATGAACAATACCCACGGGCTGCCGCGTTTGGACGTGCGGTGTCGTCTCGCTTGGGACGTGACGAACGCAGACGCAGCGGCCTGTGGGTTGGGATGCGTTGTGGCACGCTAGGACTTCATCACGACCGTGACGTTGGCCGTGGCATTGGTGGTGACTGCCACGAGCTTGGCGTACGGCACAGCGTAGGCAGCGTCGGGCAGGGCGTACATCGTCTGATTTACCGTGCTCGGGGCCAGAGTAATCGTGGCCGCCGAGCCGTCCGAGCCGTACAGTTGGGCGAACGTGCCGGTGTCCGTGTTGTTTCCCCACACCTGGAGCGTGGCCGCGTTCGTGGTGATCGTGCCGAACTCCACGACAGCGCCGGCCATGTCTTCGAGCCGCAGCGTGGTGCAGGTGCTCGTGGCCGTGGTGATGGTGGCCGAGACAAACCGGAAGTTCCGCTTGATCTTCACCTGGCTCATGGTCGCTCTCCGTGGTTAGGCTCGGGTCGTCGCCCGAATCGTGGCCTGACGCCAACGTACGCTGCGTCGTGGCGTTTCTTGCAGTTACCTTGGCGGTTTGTTGGCTGCTGCGTCGTAGTCAGTGCTGCTTATTTCTTCAGCCGCACCGCTGCCAAGCATGATGGACAACATTTGTGCGGCAGCTGGGTAATCGCAAAACTCGTCGTTGACTGCCAGCACTATGCGAAGCATTGAATCCCTGGGGGCAATCGCTGCCGGAGCAATGCACGTCGTGATCTTTTTTTCTGGGATTGGGTGGCCCCACGCAGCATCCAAGGCAAGCCTCGCCTGCTCGTAAGCCGCATCGCCAGCATCGCAGCGGAAGTACTTCATGCCACCGTCACGTTAAACTTGCGGCCTAAATACTTTTCAACTGACTTACGTTCGGTGACTGTGAGAACACGGTTGTATGCCAGTATTTCCCCGATGTAGCCGGAGAAATAGTTGGACGCAGCCTGCCTATATGTGCCGATAGACGTGGTTGCTTGTGTGGTGTCTAGCGTATTACTCACAGCATCGCTGTCCGTTTGCGTTCCGTTGATGAAACAGACGGTGGCTCCGTTATCAACTGTCCCAGAAATGATGTTGAATGTGTCAGCGACTCCAACGCCTGCCGAAGAAAAGTTCAAATACCCGCGAATGATTCCTTGCGAGTTGTCAATCAAAATGCCCGGCGACCTATCTGCACCACCCGATGAACTGATGATGCCGCCGAAGGTTCCTCCGAGCCTTTTGAACGCCGCAAACAACGTGCATGAAGCGATTTGCAGGAAGTTCGTGGCGTTTTGCAGTTGGTCGTTCGTGCCGTCAAACTCAACAAGCGACCGCCCGTTTTGCGTTGCGGCAGAAATGATTGGCCGGTTGTTGGCGACTCCTTGCGAGAACGTGCGGTTATTTCCGCTGGAGTCCGTCCATGAACCAGTCGATGCGTTGTAGTTGGCAGCATCAAGCCACACCAAAAGACCGCCAATGCTCTTCGGGTTAAACCCGCTCGCAGTCGGACGCATCAGTCTCTGATTCATCGCCATGCGTCAGTTCTCCTTGGCTTCACCAACGCGCGGCTGAAGGGCGTAGAGCAGCTTCGTCTGCTCGCCCACGGCTTTGGCAATGTCTCGTTGCGTCTCGGCGATCTCTCGCAGAAACGCCGCATGCTCTGATACCAGCGGCTTGACCACGTCTTCGCGCAGGAAGAAACCGAGGGCCAGGCTTACCACGACGGGGAAGCCGTACTTCTCCAGCACGGTGAAAAACGTTTCTTTCGCCTCGTCGGTCATCGGCACAGCTCCGTCATTTCGGCGTGGTTTGACCACCACTTTTTCAGCAACTGCTTAATGATTTCGCTGATGATCGTGCCGAGGACGATGGCGGCGATAAAGCCCATGCCAACCTCGTTCGCCTCGTCTCTGGTGATGCTTCGGGCCATGTACTTTCCGACAACGTCGGCCTGGCCTTCGTCACACTGGTGCAGCACGGCCACAGGCCACTGCCTCAAGGCCCGATCCACGATGCGTGCAACGCGGCGACGGCCAAGAAGATGCTTCTTGACGGGCAGCCCGGCCCAGACTTCGGCGTACAGTTCGTCGCGTGTCATTGGCAGTTCAGACAGACGCTCTTGGGCTTTTTGCCGGTGCCGTTGCACACTGGGCATTTCGTCGCAATCTTGCCGTCGCCAAGGATTCCAGTGCCGTGGCAGTTCTCGCAGTCTTCGGTAACTGGCGTTGGCGTGATCTCCTGCCGCATCTGCGTCACCATGCGAGCCGTCTCGCAGGCTAGGTCCGCCGTCAAGCCGTCGTCTGGCGGCATGGACGCCACGACACAGCCGCACATCAGCACAAGGCAGAGCAGATAACGCATCACAGAATCCCTTGGAGCCAGTTGTCGGGCAGTTGCCGGGGCTTGAAGCCCTCGAAGCCGGCGAGAGCAAACGAGTCTTCGCCGCTCAGCATGCTGGTGCAGGTGGCCGCCTTCACCCATCCGCCAGAGAACTGGAACGGCTTCGGCACGTTCTTATCGGGCGTCCCGGTGTAGCAGTTGCCCCACGAGTTCTCGCAGTACAGGGCCGGGTACGGCTTCCACTGCACACCAAGAAACATCATGCAGTGAGCCCAACTGCCAGACGGCGTCAGGTAGCCGTCCTTCAGCGTCATGCTGAATCCCTGCCCGCTGCACACTGCAACCGGGTAGCCGTTCTGTATGGCCTTTGCGGCGTCCTCAAACGACGTGGCCAGCGTGACGTTTTGCACCTTGTGCTGCTTGGCAAACGGCTCGAGCTCGTCTGGCACACCGTCGCGGCCCCACGACTTTTCCAGCGTCCCGCTCTGCTGCGTGTACGTCGTTTTGCCGTACGCCTGGCCCAGGTGCAGCGTGCCGTACTTGGTGACTGCCTTTGCCGCAGCACCGCCGTAGGAGCCGTCGCCGCCGTAGTTCTTCTGGCCACGCACTTCAACGCGGCTGAACCCGTAGACGCTGGCACAGAGAGTGCCGCCGCCGTACGCCTCGGGCTCGTTTCGCAGCACCACGTCACAAGCAGCGAGCACGTCCACTGACAGGCTCCAGCCCCAGCCCACGCACGAGCCGATGGCCTGCGAACCACGTTTCCAGCCGGGATTCACTTGGAGCAGGGCGTTTCCAAGGAACACGTCCTTGGACTCGTCCAGCACGAGATCCGGCCCGGCTTGGGCAAGCGTCGGCTTGGCGAGCGTTGAGAGAAACGCTTCGGTGCCTTTGCGATCCGGCTGATAGCCAAAGAGTGGGACAAACCCAGCCATGCGTCAGCCCTTCTTTTGACCAGCCCACGCAATGGCCTTGGCGAGTTCCAAGTATCTGGCTCGCATGTCGGCCGTCACCGGAACAACGTCGCGGCCGATCACTTGGGAATACGCGGCCTCAACGGCCGTACGCAGCGGCTCGTTGGAGCCGGGGGCGTGCTGCCCGATTCGTCGCCACGCAATATCCAAGGCCAGCGCCGTGAAGGCTCGGAGGCTGCGGGTGTCTGAAAAGACCACCTCAGTGGTAACAGCGTCCCCGGCGACGACGACGCCGGCCTTAGTCCACGTCTGAGCCCACAGCAGCCGATCACCCGCCGGCATCGACTTCATGGCGGCAGCGATAGGGGACACCACGGCCTGCATCTCCACGGTGGGCGTCTCCACGGTGATCGTCGGCACGGCCGTCTCAGGCAGCGACGGCATTGGCAACTTGCCCCAGGCCGCTGCGATCAGGAGTGCGGCGGCGGCGATCCGGCCGAGGGCTGGCCCGTGGGACTTGGCGGCTTCGGCGGCCTGAGAGAGCCAGCCAGCCAGCTGCTGCCGATACGGTGCGGCCAGCAAAGCAACTGCCGCCACCACGGCGACGGCGCGTACGAGTTCGTCATGGCTCACCGGGCGGCCTCCACCTGGAGCAGGCACCACCTCACCAAGGCTTCGCCTTCCTTGGTCTTGAGCAGGTCGCCAAGCAACTTCACCAACTGGTCGTCAACCTGGGCGTCCGTCTTGCTGGCCACCCATTCGGCGGCCTCGCTGACGATCACCGCCTTGGCGTACGGGTCCAAAGTTTGAGCAAACCGCTGGGCGAAGCCAACGAGCGGAGCCCAAGTCTGAAGAAGTCGGATCTGGTCCCAGATCGACAGGTTGCCGCCGTACTTCTCAAGCTCGGCCGGCGTTGCTTCGTAGCTGGGCATGGCGTCAGTCCTCCTCGTCTGATTCTGACTCCTCTTCCTCGTCACTTGCAGTTGAGAACAGCACCGTGTCCTGCAGTTCCTGGTACACGAAACGCCAGATATCGTCGGCCTCTTCGCATGCGTCTTTCACGTCCAGCCGGAACGGCTGCTTCCACGCTTCCTCTTCGAGCACCTTGCCCTTGGCGTCCGTGATGTAGGCGTACACGTAGAGCCGCCCGTACTCCACGACGATTCGCCGCAGCGGTTCTTCACGCTCGGGCATCACTCGTCCCCGAAGTTGTCCAGCAGCTGCTCAAGGGCATCGTCTCGCACCTCGTACGATTCCAGGCGGAACCGGACGAAATCGGATTCACTTTTGGCGTACGTCTTGTCGTGCGGCTCCGCCAACCGTCGCCGCATGTGCTCGGCCCGCAACTCGGCACACCGCTGGCGAATCTCAGCCGGCGTCGGGTCTGCATGACGTGGCCCCTTCTTGCGTTTGCTCCTGTCGAGCCTGAGAGGAAGCGGCAGACGATCACGCAGCCGGATGATCTGGTCGCGGCTCACGCCAAGGAACGAAGTCATTTCGGCGTACGTCGAGCCCGAAGCCCAGACATGCCGCAGCGTGGCCTGGAACGCACTACACGCGGTTGAGACTGTGCCTCGCATCGGCAGTCTCCATCCAGTTCATCAGCATCCGTTGAGACGGATTCACGCACATGTACATGCGGTCGTTCGCGTTGGCGATACTCCGGTGAAACTCAACGTGTTCGCAGTCCTTCACGCCGTCGTACGTGCCGCTGAGATATGGTGCCGTGCGATAGATGCACATGCCGCCGAAGGCACTGGCCACAATCGAAGGCGGCGATCCGATGGGCGGAAGCCACGAGAAGCCGAATCCGCCGTACCCGTTCCGGTAGGTGTCGTAGTAGCACTCGGGCTGGCCAACGCCACGCAGGGCCCACAGGTCATAGTGAACCCAAGCCGGGCCGCTGCCGAAGTCGTACTGAAACAGGCTAACGCTGGCCATGCCGTAGCACGCCGTCAGCGCCTCAAGCCACCCGAAACCGTTGACCACGCCTTCGTGGTTCCAACCGCCCCAGGCGTCCCAATCGATCACCACGACGAAATCGGCGTCATTGGCACAGGCCCGCACCCACCGCTGGCAGGCGTCCCTGTATTCAGCCAAGGCAATCGTGCGACGACCGGCGAACTCGCCGCCGTAACTTTCGCGGCCCAGCACGGAGTAGTGAAACGTGGCCTGCGGCTTGTCACGGCAGTAGTCGTGCAGCACGCTCAGCGTGGCGTCTTCGCAGTCGTTGCTCTCAACGTGCATGCTCCACGAGCCACACAGAGCCTGCAGCTGCTCGAGCCGGCCAAGGTTCTGAGAGAGCCGCACCGCACAGTTTCGGGCCAGGCCAACGAAGGCCACGTTGCTGTTTCGCAGCACGTCCACGCCAGCCTCAACACGCTCGGCGTGCATAGCCGTGAATGGCTCGTGCGGCAGCCACAGACGCTCGTCTAGCTCAGGCATGCACGCCTCGCTTTCGGCAGAGAGCCTCGGCCACGTCCTGCGGCACCTTGGCCCGCTTCAAGAAGGCCCAGCACTCCACTATGTACCGGCTGGCGTCCGAGCTGTTGCGGATTGTTACGCCGTAGCCGTTGTCATCCTCAGTGAAGACAGCCCCGAACTGCGGCACGTACACGGCCCCGCCCATCGCAGCGACGGCCGCATATCCGATGGCGTCCGCCCAAGGCCCCATTCGCCAATACTCCAAGTCGCAGAGCCACCGCAGCCAATCGTGGCGGATAGCCGAGCCAACGCCCGTCTCGCACGGATGGGCTTCGCTGGCCAGGTGTCGGCAGGCTTCCAGCGGCGTCAGGCTCGTGGTGCTGCCGAACGGGATTTGGACGGCAGCATGCGGATCCTTGCCGGGCTTTCGCACAAGGTAGTTATGGAACACCACGGCGGTCTGCTGGTGCCGCATCGTGGACTGCACCACGCCGGGGATGAGCTCGTCATCTGCGGACAGGCCGATGATGTGCGTGCCGGTGAGCGAATCAAACTCGTCTGCTGCGGCCTGCTCCCAGCATGCGGACTTTTCTGCTCGAGCCTGCACGGACACAAAACCGTATGTCCGTGAAGCCGCGTGCGCCACCAAAACGCTGCTGTCCGTGCTGGCGTCGTCGATGACCAGCAACTCAACGGGCATCTCTTGCACCGCCGAGAAAATCGCCGCCGGCAGCGTGGCCGCGTGATTGCGGTTGGGGATGTACACGCTCACGCCGAACTTCACGAGATTCGCACGGTAGTCCGTGCCTCCGTTCCGTAGCTCTTCTCCACCACCAAGCGGGCCACGTTCGTGTCATCGCCCATCACGTCCTGCAAGGCGTCAAGAACTGCCTTGGCCAGGTTGTCTACGTCGGGCCTGGGCAACCGTGGTGCGTCGGCCTTCACGCCACTCTTCCGCATGTGCGACTTGGGCCGCTCGAATACGGCATCAATCACGACGTTGAGCGGCTCGACCGATTCGCCTAGGCCAGCGTCACGAGCAGCTGCCGCCAGCGACTGCCGGTAAGCATGCACTGGATGCTGCTTCGGCACGTACGCACGGGCGAACCCGCCCGCAGTCGAGACTCGCGGCCTCGGCTGTGGGACGGGCTGCCCGGCGACTGAGAACGTGACGGCCAAGGCTCACCGGTAGCGGATGACGGCGAACCAGCCACGACGCAGCGGGCTCCACGCCACGCCAATGTCAACCGGCGTCCGCTGCCCGTAGAAGCAGCACGACCGACGAGCGGCATCGGCCGATACAGTTGAGAAGCCGATGCCCTCACACTGCCCGCAACCGCTGTGAACCAGCGAGCCGCGACGGGCGATCACGACGGCGTGATCCTGAGCGGTGACAACCGAGCCACGGCGAGCCACCACGGTGGTATCGGCGTTGGCGTGAATGCAGGCCAGGGCAACAAGCAAAACGAACAGGCAGCGAAGCATGGCAATCCTCCGTGAACTCCCGGTATCCGCCGGGACTCACGGACTATGCCGACACTGTCAAGCGAAGCGGAATCGGCGTGTTATGCGGAACTGCGTAACGCCATGTCTTTGCGTCTCGCGGCCGTGCGGTGCGAATCGGCGGCGTACTATGCAGCACCGATGGACGCTATCGGGTTCTGCATAATCAGTGGTTCTGAGCCCTCTCTGTCGCTTGCGGCATGAGCAATCGGCCTGGGAGATATGCAGCCGGGCCGTCTCCTGCGTGTCCTCGAAGTAGGTGAAGGTGGATCGCGGCAGGCTCAAACGGTTTGGGCTCGTGCGGCCGCCGAATCTCCTGAAGCTTCAAGGGTCTTGATGCGATGCCCAGCAGCCCGAGGCGTCGTGGCGCTGTCGTGCGGGCCGTGCATGATTCCGCGGCTGGGAGTCGCCCGATGATTCAGCCCTGGCATAGCGAGCGGTCCCCGGTGGCCCGCATCCCCCGAGTGGCGGTAGAATCAGACCGTCGCGGGGTAGCTGGCCAAACTCATGTGCGACGCTGGCCCAGAACAACGCGATGCAATGAACTCGCGGTCATCGTCATGCGTGATGGCGAGCCCGAGGGCCGCGAGTCATTGATCGCCGCCGTTCTCAGTCCCCGTATTTTGCCTTCGCCGCCTCCAGCACCTTGTCAGCCGTCGTATGGCCGGCAGCGACCATCTCCAGCCCGCCGAGCAGGAATCCGTAGCGGCTTGCGTTGTCTGTCATTAGCCGCACGGCCTCGCTTGCAGACTCGCTCTCTCGCTTCAGCATCGCCCGCAATGCAACGATCTCGTCGCGGGCGTCATGCAGCGTCTTGTCTGCGTCTGCCGCGTCCTCGTCCTCCAGCCATCGGTTGATCCGCGTGACAACGTCCATTTCACTTCTCCCTTTGAGAACCAGCGGATGCAGGAGGCATCGCCTTGCCGTCCTGCGGTGTAGTTTCGTCTGTCATGCGATGCTCCTGATCCTTGTCGTTCTCATCTCAGCCGCCGCAGCAGCCCGCGAAACACGGCAGCGTCCTCACGCCAGCCATGCTGTTCCAGCAAAAACGACATCCGACCAACGGCCTCCCGCTCCTCCGGGAGCAGCCGCACGTAGGAACTCTCTGCCATTTGCCGCAACTGCCAAAGCGCCTTGTGTGCCTTCCTCCGCTCTGGCGTGTTCAGCACCACAACGCAGCGCTGGTCAAACGGATCAACCTGCGCGAGGCAATCACCGATCGCATCAAGCAACAATGGAACGCCCATGACGTGAGAACCAGCGGATGCAGGAGACGGCTCGGCACCGTCCTGCGTGTTGTCGTCGCTCATGTCTCGCCGCTCCTGATCCTTGGCGTTCTCAGCCTAGCCGCTCCAGTAGCCGCCGAAGGACTCTCGCCGCTTCTTCGTCGTTCGGGCCGCCATAGGTGATGTCTTCGCAGTTCGCGATTCCAGCCTTGATCGCCTCTCGCTCCTCGTCGGTGAGCGTGGGCTGCGGCTGCCCTCGCGAGACTGGCTCATCAAGCGACAGCAGTTCATGGCAGGCCGCCACCGATCCCTCTGCCCGCAACAAAGCCCACGCTATGGCTGGCCCGTGAGAACCACGCGATGGAATGGACTGCTCAATCTCGCCTGTCATGTGTCATGCTCCTGTGTTCGCAGCCATTCATCTCTGGCGTTCACGCCGCCCCGCCTTGCTGTTGCCACTTCCACACCTTCGTACGCACCGTCTCTTCCTTCTCGGCTCGCCGCATCGCGTAGTGCCTTTCCCTGCATTCTCTAGCACGCTCCGCAATCTCGTCTGGCGTCGGGTCCGCCAGCGGCATTTTCTTCAGCGGCTCACGCGGCGGCATCTGGTGCTGTTTCACCAAATCGCCCACGGTGGACGCGGAGCACCCGATGGCGTTGCCCATCTCAATCAGAGTCAGCCCACGCTGCCACAAGTCAAGCAGCACAGCACGGTCAACCTTCGTGCCACGGCTGCCGGTTCTCGGCATGTGGCCGTTAATGACTCGCCATACCGTCGATCTCGCACAGCCAAGCCGCTGGGCAATCTGCCGCGTGGACGCACCGGACTTGTGCAACTGGTGGATGGCGTCCCTGTCTACCTCGAGCGTCCGCACGATCATGCCTCCTTCGCCAGGGGCATGATGACGCCGGCGTACGGGCCGCACTTCAGCAGCACCCGGCTCTCGGCATCCTTCGCGTACACGTCAACGTGCGGCTCCTCGTCGCTCGGCAGATTGGCCAGAAACTGGGCTACGTACTTTGGGTCCACCTTCGTGCTCGAAGCACTCCCGGCCTTCACCACGTCGCACTGCACCAGGCTCTCGCCGTACTCGCTGGAGCGGCCCACGAGCACGAGAGTGTCGGTCGTCCACGTCAGGTCAATCCCCTTGGACTGCTCGCTGGTGACGATAGCGGCAGACTGCACCGCCTGGAGCAGCTCGCTCACGCCGAGCACGGTGGGCTCGCCTTCGGGCTCGCCAACAACGTCACGCCACCGAGGAAAGCGTCCGTCAACGAGCCGTCCCGTTACGGTGCAGCCGTCGAGCGTGAAACGGACTTCCTTGCCGTTGCTCTCAATCTGCACCGAGCCGTCGCCGTCGGCCATGCTTGAGACGGTGCTGAGCAGCCGTGCCGGAATGACAGTCTGCGAAGCGTCCACGGCGTCATCGGCTTCCGTCTCCACGACGCTGAGCCTGCGGCCGTCCGTCGCCACCCAGTGCTGCCGAGAGCCGTCGTCCGTTGGCTCCACGTCCAGCAGAACGCCGCCCAGTGCGTACCGGCTCGACTCCGAATCCGTGGCGTACACCGTCGCCCTGGCGGCCCGTGCGAACTGGTCCGCCGGCAGGCGACAGACGGCCTTCAAGTCGCCGGCGTCCCACGTCGGGAACTCAGCCACGTCCTCAGTGGGCAGCGTCCACGAGCCGGAACCGCAGCGAACCACAACGCTGGACTTGAGCAGCTGCAGCGACACCTCGCCGCCAGTAGCCGCCCGCAGGATGGCACTGAGCCGATGGGCCGGCAAGAGCACGGCATCGCCGTGGTAGTCGATCTCGCGATCAATCCGCACTTCCAAGTCCGTGCCGCTCAGCAGACCGTCGCCCAGGCGGACGTTTGCCAGCACTGGCCTAGCGTGTCGTGCCGGAACCGCCCGAAGCACGTCGGCCAGCGCCGAGCGTAGCGATGACGTTTCCAGAGTTATCGTGGCCTTCCGTTCCCGTGTTGCAGTCGCCATTCCTTTGGCCCTTTCGTAGCGAGACACCAATCAAGATGCCCAGGGCGAACGTCGCCGCGAGCGTGATTTGTCCGATGCTGATCCAGACGTAATCGGTGATCGTCATAGCGCTGCCCCCGGATCGTCGTCTTCGAGCAGCGGCCACCGTGGCTCGTTCACGGCTTCAATGTGCTCGAAGTAGCAAGCCTGCCGCACTAATCTCTGCTGCAACTGCACGATGGCGTCGGCCGCCGCCAGGACGAGCACTTGCTGCTCTTGAATCTGCCGAATAGTGCTGCGGCTGCGAACACGCTCGATGGCCACGTCGCACGACAGTGCAAGTTCCTTCAGACCCTGGATGATTTCGTCGTTCCTCATGCAACCACCTCGATTCCACGGCTGGACTTGGGCGTGCGGCGAATGACGCCCTTTTTCTCCAAAGCCTTCAAGTGGCAGACAACGCCGTTGGGCGACTTGATGCCCAGAGCGCTAGCGATTTCACGCACGGTTGGCGAGTAAAGCCTTGAGTTGGCCCGGATCCACTCAAGCACCTCGGCTTGCCTAGCGGAAAGATCTGATCGTTCTATGTCCATGTGTTCCTCGTCCTTGAGTGTTCTTCTGTCGTCAACAAATCAGCCGGTTGGATTCGACGGTGCCGGCTCCTGCCCGGCACCGGAAGAATCCTTACTTGAGATCCCATTGGTAGTACTTGGACTACCAATGGATCTAAATGAATTGCGGGCACAGAGTGTGCGCGCTCCGGACACCACTGGTGCGCGCTCCGCGCACGGCTCGTGTCCGGAGCGCGCACCACTCGTGCCAGGGGTGGACACCACTGGTGCGCGCTCCTGGACACCACTCGTGCCCGGGGGGGGCACCACTGGTGCGCGCGCAGTGACAAGGAAAACTGTCCGGCCAGCCCCCTCAGGCTTCTCCAAAACCTCCAGAACCCCAGACGAAACCATCTGTGCGATGCCTCTCCGCATGGTGGTCGGGTGGACTCCCACAAGCCTGGCGGCACGACGGATGGACATCCTGACTTGGCACGTCGAGAAGTCGGCTGCGTAGAGCACGTACAGAGCCGCTAGCCGCCCCTCTGATCTGAGCGAGGCTAGGGAGCCGTCTTCGAGCATCGCCCGCCAACGGCGACGCATTTCGCCCTGGCGCGATGGCTCCTTGGCTGCGCGTTTCTCGTACGTCACACGGCACCCCAGTTCTCAGTGGGTGCGTGGCCGGAAAACTCTGGAAAGTCAGGTATCTGGCAGGCGTCTTCAAAGTACTGGTACTGGCCGTGAAACCACATTTCCACGTCGGCCATCTGGCCCTGGCGAAGCTTCTTGCACTTCCACTCAATCTTGATTTCGCCGTCCTGCCCGGTTTCCCCGGAGCGGTGTCCAAAAAGGAAGTTGTCTACGTCGAAATCAATCTGATTTGAGCCCTTTCCGATGTTGCCAATCTCAGTGCTGGCGTCGCACCCCTTGGCAATGTTCGTGACCAGCAGCGTCGCAATGTTTCTGGCAGTGGTGATTTCTCGAAGCTTTAGGAGAACCTCGTTTATCTCGCCTGTCTTGTCGTTGAAATGTCGGGTGGAGCGGACCAACTGCAGATAGTCAACCACAAGCAAAGTCGGGCCGTCTTTCGCAACTGCACGCTCGATCCTGTCAATGATTAGCGGCGCTTCGATCAACTTCAGGCGGTTGCCTATGGCTGCGCCAAGATCCGACGCGATCCGGTCGCTGGGCTCTCTCTTCTTGATTACGTCCTGCAGCGTAAGCATCTCTGGCTGGCCGCCGAAGTTCGTGATCGCCCTGGCCGCCAGTGCCGCCCGCGTCATCTCGCCAAGGCACCAGGCCGCAACCATCTCAGGGTTCTGCCCGAGGCACTGAAGGACCAACTGCAGGGCCAGAGCAGACTTTCCGAGGCCGGGAGCAGCCGCAATGGCTGTCATCTGCCCAAGCGGAAGACCGCCGCCAAAAAGCTTATCTAGGGCCGGAATGCCGGTCGGTAGAGCAGGCGTCTCTTCTTGCTCGCGCCAAGCCTTGATTGCGTCCAGAAGCGTCGGCGTTGGGGTTTCGTCTGCTGCATCAACAACTGGAACGGCTTCGTCTGCGGATCCAAGAACAGGCAGCCGAGTCCTCTTCCAGGCGTTCGCTATCTGACGCGGGCAGTCTTCAAGGTCGTCTTGCCTGAGCCCAACACGACGCATCCGCTCCATGATTGCCGTGGTGGCCTCAGCCACGCCCCACCCACGGGCGGCCATGTCGCAGGCAACCGTGAACATTGTTTGCCGTCGCCCAGCAGCAAGCGTGAATCCCTCCTCAAGGAACCTGCGAGTCAGGTCGCTCATGCTCTTAGGCTTGACGACGATTGATTGCACGGCCTGCTTGTTAAACACGTCCAGCGCGTAGATTCGCGTCGGGTCGCAGTCCCATAAATGTGCTCGTGGCGTCTGCTCGTACTTCCAGTTGACGAACCCTGGGAGTCTCATGATCCTCGGCCAATCGCAGATTGATTGGTCGGAGCCCAAGGATGATGCAATGGCCTTCATCCGCTCGTGCCATGCAGCCGCGTCGTACATCGGCTCGGAAAGACGCCACCACAAATGGACTCCGCCGCCGCTCTCAATAATGGAGGTTGGCATGGGAAAGCCAGCCGCGCGAACGCGTGCCAGGGCGTCCTCGACCACGACACCACCATCAAAGTCCGCGAACACGCACCGGGCCAGGGCGACGCCTTCGGCCTGCGAGGCGTTCTTCGCCTTCCTTGGGTTTGCTCCGAAGTAGGCATGGACGCGCTGGTTCTCGTCACGGTTAAGCCGATCCAGCCATTCGATGATGTCTGGAATCTCTGTCAGCGTTGACCACCTTCGGCCCGCAGCTGGCGGAAGCGGCCGAAACTCAATGATGTCCTCGGGCTCAAAGATCGCGCCGAGAAAATCTATGCACTGCGAAAGGGCGTCCATCAGCGTCGCGCCTCCGCGCTCGTGTTCCACTTAGCAGAAACCACGCGAAGGACGGCGTGCTGCTCGTGAAACCGTATCCAAGATTCCAGCGCGTCGCCGGGAGCGATCAGCTGGCCGCCCTGCGGGTCGTCAACGAGCGGCACGTCATCTAGTTGTATGTCTCGATCAATCAGCCACGCATTCACAAGGTCAGCAAACTTCGGAGGCGCGTGGTCAACATGGGCTAGCCGTCGCGTAATCACCTCGCCAGACATCGGACACACAATCGTGTCTGAGTTCGCGAATGCTGAGAGCATCACCGCAGATGTCTGGTACGCAACGGCGGCACGCAGTGCAGTCTTGATAGACGCGCCGTCAGACGACTGCTTTCCCTTGCAGCACTTGTTCCACGAAAAAGGGCTTGATGATCCGTCTGCGTAGATCAAAAGCAGGTTGTTGCCCTGGTGGCCGTAGCGGTTGTATCGCCGCACTGCAACAACTTGGTTTGACAACTTTTCGTCCGCGTATGGGTGCATCTCGCGAATCAGATGCACAAACCATGTTGCGTCTTCTTCGCTCAGGTCTTCCGGTGCCTTGCTGGTGTACTTCGATAGACGACGAAGCACCTCGGCCCTTACAGACCTATACGTGGGGTAGTAAACCCCTCTTATCTTGAACCGGCCGCGACGGCCGCCATCGGAAATCATCGTTAGCACTCCTTTGCCTTAATCCCGCCATGCCGCGTCGAAGCGGCATCCGCGCCTATCGCGTGGCGGTTCTGATCTAGAAGGGAACGTCATCGCCATGCAGAGAAGCAGTGATCTTTGCCGCAACCGTTCTGGGCTTTGCCTTCGGCTGCGGCTTCTCCTGGCCAGCCACGTACCGCTTCACAACTGCAGAGACCTTGCCGCTCTTGCTGGTGTAGTGGCTGACTTCGGCTGTCAGCGTTGCACCAACTAGCGAGGCAGGATCAAGGCTTACCTTGCCGCCAGCGGAAGCGACGCCGATGGAGTCGGCCAACTGCTTGGCACGCCAGCCAAGGTGCTTCGGGATGTCGTCAAAGACGAACTTGTGATTGCCAGACGAAGTGGCCAACCGCAACTTCAAGCACAGCCCTTGCGGGTTGGCGTCGGTCACCTTGTATTCGTTCGGCCCTTCCTCGGCGTGCTTGATCGTCATTTCGTGAACGCCGGCAGGCACGATCTCCCGCTCTGCCGGAATCAACTGCGACTGCTCGTCTTCAATAATGAAGTCCATCAGAAGTCCTTTCCGTGATTCTGTTTTCCGTTCCAAAACCGGCCGCACGTCAACGTGACGCCGCCGTGATTCGCCAAATCCCCGCCATCCGTCCGCTCGTCGTCCGCCGCGATCCGCACTCCACGACGAGCCCTTTTCGGGCGAGCTCAACGCGACGTGGCCGCTGCGTGCTCGGGTTCATCTCAAGTTCAATCTGGATCTCCTCGTCAGTGGCCCCGGTATCACCGCGCCACTTGAGGAACTCGTAGACGCGCCGCTGCATCGCGTTCAGCGTGGCAGGCGTCAGCGAGTCCGCAGCTGCCGCCGAGGTGGGCGAGCCGTTGACGCTGGGGGCTCGAGCCGCGAAGAGCGGAAGTGGCTCGGTGTCGATGTCGTAGTGGTTCATGGCACGTCCTTGTGTTTTGGCCGCGTGACGTGCGGCATCCGGTTGAGTCACCACGGGCAAGGAGGGTTCATCCATTGGCCTCAACTGCGGTGGTGGTGTCGCTACTCCCGCTGAGCGGCCACTGCGGCTGATCGGCAAGCCGACTACGCCAATGGCGTGGCGTTGTTTCAGTCCCCCGTCCACACAGGGCCGTGCTCACGACGAGCCGGGTAGTGCTTGTTCATCAGCTCGTTGTAGGCGTCCACCGTCCGCTGGTTCTCCTCGCGCAGACGCTCGTAGTTCATTCGCATCGTCTCGACTGTCAGGGCCATGCCGGGCTGCTCCTCGTTGTGGAGCCACTCGATAACGTCCTTGATGGTGGGGAAGCGGCTCATGCCTGCACCTCGTGCTGAGCGGCTTCGTGCTCGAACGCCAGGCCGGTGTCGTCGTCTGGCAGCATTTCGGCCTTGCCGATCATCAAGGCCACAAGCTCCTTGTGCTGGGCCTCGGTGAACTTGCCTTCGTTCCGGCGTTGCTGCACAAGCGAGCGAAGACGGTTCAAGTCCGCCACCGTCGCGGCACGGTTCACGGCGATCTTGGCCTTCGCCATCGGGTCATCCTCAAGCGGCTGCGGAGTGCTCGGCTCGGGGAACTTGGGCCGCACCACGACGGGCTCCTTGGCCGGCTCGGGCGTCGGGTAGTCCTGAGCCTCCTCGGCCGTGATCAGCCCACGCAGGGCGTCCGCGAAGGCGTTACGCAGGGCGAAGCCGCGAGCCCGCAGCTGGAGCATGCGAACCGGGTACTGCGTCCACGGGCCAGACTTGCCCCACAAGCCGGCTTTCTTGGCGTCGGCCACCGAGAACCGCACCGTCGTTGGTGCCGGGTATCCACGCCGCTTGGCTTCGCAGACGGCGGCCATGTTGTCGCCGTCACCTTCCGTGTACTCGCGGACGTACTCGCAGACGGGGCTGCTCTGCACCAGGGCCAGGGCCGCGTCTCCCCAAATCGTCGGCCGGCCGTTGATGACGGCGATTGACTGCAGGCTCTGCATGGGCGACAGGCCCACTTCGCTCCCGTGCTGGATGGCCAGCAGGCAGGATTCCGGCTTGCCCTTGAAGTCCTTTGGGGCGAACTCAGAAGCCGCCACCATCTTGGAGAACCGGAAGGCGTCGTCGAACGATTGAAGGGCCAAGCCGCTGGCCCGCTGTGTGCTGATTTCCGTGCTCATGCTGCGTCCTTTGCTGTTGTGAAATGCCCGCTCTGCGTCCTGCTCGGCGGGTTGTTCAGTGCGTCCCTGCTACTGCGGTTCCACCGCACTCCTTGCGACGAATAGCTCCGCTAAACGCCGCACTCCTTTCGTGGTGCCATTGCTGGCACTTACTGCCCAAAACGGCTCAATGAGTGACATCTCTGGCACTTACCGCGATCCAGCCGCCGTCGATCTCAATGGAGAGCCGGTCGCCCTCGACGTTCCAGATCCGGCCGCTCCACCGCTTGCCGCCAGACATGCCGCTGACGAAGTCGCCGATGGCGTAGGTGACTCGCTTGGCGGGGCTCGGCGTCTGCTCGCCAAGGCCAGCGACGGCGGCGAGGTACTCGTTTTCGTGGGGCGATGTGTTGTTCACGATCATTGGGTGACTCCTACTTCGTTGTGGTGGGGCAACTATACGGGCGTGCACTGGTTCGTCAAATCGGATTTTGGTGCGTGGCGCTCGGGGAAAACATCAAGTTGGGGAGTCGAAGTTTTGTATAGGTAGCGGCTTTCGTATTGGATGATGCGTGCATATGTATACGGCGGTCTTTGCATAAGTCAACGTGCGAGAACGCCGGCGACGTTCGCCAGCAGTTCGAGAAGGTCATGCACGGCGCGAGCGGCGGCGGAGTCGCAGCCGAGCTCCTGGCCGATGCGGACAAGGACGAGCGATTGCAGGGCGGCGTTACAGCGGCGTGTCATGTGGCCCTCCTTGGCCAAGTTCTTTTGCTGATCAGTCAGTGAGGCTGATGCCAAACGTTGCAGTTGCGCGCGAGACGGCATCTACCATCGCTTCACGGCTCATCTTTCCTGCGTCAACTAATGCCTGGAGTCGCCGAAGCTCTGTCTGAAACGGGCGCGATGTGTCAATACGGTGCGGATGCTTCCACTCGACCGTAAGGAGGAGCGGATGCCCGCTAACCTCAATGCGTTCAGGTGCATATATCTGCTCAATGGAAGCACCTTCTTTGTCTGTCGGAGCCAGTCGCGGCGATCCTTCAGCGCGCTTTTTGTATGTGACCTCAATGTAGTTGTCGAGAAATCTGGCATCCACGTACTGCAAGTCCTCAAGCTTGCCCCGCAGGAGTTCGCTCGCAGCTTCGTGCGAAAGCATCGGGTCTGGGTAGCAAACGCCAGAGAACTTGATCTCGTCCCATTCTCGCTTACTGATCTTTCCGCACACGCGGTCGATGGCTGCGTGGACCGTGTACCTGGCGACTTCCCTTGCACGCTCAATTTCGCGAGAGGAAACGTAACCCATAAGAATTCTTCCTTGGTGGCTGTGCTTTGCGTGATGCAGAGTCTACGGGCATGCCTCAAATGCTTTTTCAGGCGACAACAAACAGGCAATCTTCCGACGTGCCTGGGCGAACAACGACGGTCAGACCAGCAGCCTCAATCGCTTGGCGGACGGCTTCCGGCTGATACTCGGAACCGCACAAGATTGCGACGGCCTTGCCGTGCTGCGAGACGCTGTATCCAAAAAAGTGCTCACGGCGTGTGATCTTGCGGGCCTTGAATCCGGCAAACCGCAAGATGTTGGAAACCTTCTGGTGAGTCAGGCGGTTCATCGTTTCGTTCCCTTGTTTTTTGGCCGCGAGTCTCATTCGCTCGCATGCACCAGTTATATCGGCGGATCATTGCATATGCAATAGGGCTAAATGCCGGGAGAAATGCGGATTTTCAAAAAAATCCGTCAGGATCGGGTGGCTTTGCGGGCTCGCTTGGCCTTGGGAGCGGCCTTTGCCTTTTCGGCTTTGCGGCTGCGGCCCCTTGGATAGCCGACGCCAGGGCTCTTGGCGGCCTCTTCCTCAAGGTACTTGGCCACGCTCTTCTTTTGGATCATCCAGCCGTGGCCCTCGATGAGCTTTCCAGCGAGCCGCTTCCCATCGGGCTTGGGGCGGTCTTCGTCATAGACGAGCCGCGTGACCGTGCTGGGGGCCAGCGCATCAATAGCCTCCATCGTCTGTCTGACGGTGAAGTAGTCGGCGAATGGGTTGGCCATGGCGATCATGCCTCCAATCGTATCGTCACGTCTTTGCAAATCAAACTGTCCGAGCGCCCAGCCCCCGCAAATCGCCATCCCGACACGTCCCGCAGAATCGGAACGGCCGAGCGCCGATAGTTGGGTGCTGGGCAAAGTATGAGTGGAGGCGAGGGGAGTCGTCGTTTTGTCCAGTGTATTTTTGTACACTATGGCAAAGGAGAAGACGATGGAACCGATGACGCTGAAAGAACTGTTCGAGCGGTACTCAGACTTGCGAAACCTCAACCCGAAGACGGCGGCCCTGTACTCGATGCTGCTGGACCGCCTGCGTGCGTTCCTAGGCCACGAGCCGACTGTGGCGGACTTGGATGACTTGGTGATCAGCCGGTACCTCAGATGGCGTGCTACGCAGTCGTGGCGCGGCAAGCCCGTGCGGCCGGCGAGCGTGCAGAAGGACAAGGTGATGCTGCAGGCGGCGTGGAATCTGGCGGCCAGAAAACGGTGGGCGAAGGACTTCCCCGAGTTGCCACGCATCAAGGTTGCCAAGTCCATCCCCACGGGGCGGGCGTACACGTCCGAAGACGTGGCGAAGATGATCCGGCAGGCCCGGCGTCGGAACGGCAAGACGGGCGGCAAGCCGTCCGCCTGGTGGTGGAGTTCGCTGATCTACATGGCCTACTGCACCGGGGAACGGGCAACCGCGTTGCTGTCGCTTCGGTGGGGAGAAGTAGACCTAGGCCGGCGACGGGTCCGGTTCCTTGGCGAAACCCGCAAGGGGCAGACGCACGACATTGAACGGGACTTTACGCCCGACTTGGCCAAGATGATGGAGCCGCAGGCTGGCCAGCCCGAAGAACTGGTATGGCCGTGGGACCGTGCCAGGGGATCGCTCTGGACGAGCCTAAAACTGCTCTGCAGGCTGGCCGAGGTGAAGTACCGGGGATTCCACGGCCTAAGGCGTACACGGGCCTCCTACGCAGCCCTAGCGGGCGGTACGGCGGCAGCCACCCAGGTGCTCGACCACAGCGATCCGAAACTCCAAGAGCGGTACGTTGACCCCACCATCTGTCCCACGGAACAGAGCAGTGTGGACTGCCTGCCGGCCTTGAACCTTGGAGAACCACCGACTGCCGCCTAGTTTTCCTGCCACAAAACGTGACACGGGCCGGGCAGGCGGGGAAGCGACGTGGAAAGGGAGAAACACGTCGCCTCAACCCGCCGCCCGGCTCAGTAAGAAATCGGCGGCTCGTTTTCTTTCACGGCCGCCGCCACCTTGAGCCGCTGCACCTCTCGCAGCAGCAGGATGACGTACCCAGCCAGCGTGCCGCTCGTGCCGGTATAAGCTCCAGAGAAACGGCGGGCGGCCTGCTCCATCGTGGACAAGTCGTCGGGCGTGAGAGGCTGGCTCACTTCGCCCCCTCATCAAACAACACGATGGCCAGCAACGAGTACGCCGCGAGATCCAGCAGCGTGTCCCGCACGCCTTCGTGAACGAGTCGCCCGGTGCGGCAGTACGTCTTGAGCCGCTGCACCTTGTCGGCCACTCGAACCATGCAGCCACGCCACGGCTCAATGCCCACGAACTCAGCACCCTGGCGGATGTTGGCTAGCGGGTCCGACTCGGAGCCGTAATCTTGGCTCTTGGAGAGATGCAGCGTCCGCAGCTCTTCCAGCAGTTCAAGGAACGGCAGCGAACCGGGCTGCTCCCGCGTGAGCCCGTCGCCACGCAGGCGCTGCTGCTCAAGCAAGTCCTCGATGTACGGCTCGTCGGCAAGGCGGTCCCACTTGACGTGTTGCGTTTCCTCGGTACTTGCATCAATGTGCCTAGGTTCTGTCGCCGCCGGCGACACGTCGTACCACTCTTCGTGCGGTTTGCCTGCGGCCTGGGCCTCACGTCGAGCGGCCACGGCGGCGCGAAGCAAATCGTTCGCATCAAGCATGTCGTTGGTCATGGTTTCCCATTTTCTGACATCTGGAAAGCCGCAGTTTGCGGCGTGGGTCAAGCAGTCCGCACTGTGCCGTCGCTCATCACGCGATAGTTCTGCACGTCGAACGCACCACCATCGTGGACGGTGGCCATCGCGAAGCCCCAGTTCCAGCGGTTGATGCGTGCGTAATCTGGCCGCAGATCGCACAGGCAGCCCGTGCTCCAGCAAGCCGTCTCGTGGTGCCACATGTCGGATTCGGCGTGGTTGCTCGTGCGGTGGGAATGGCCCACTAGCCCACTGGAGCCAGTCCGCAGGAACACGCCACGAGCGACGTTCACTGGAGCGGCCATGCCGCGTGGCAACTCGTGTCCGTGCAGCACAGGCAACTTGCCGAGCATCACGGGCCGCTGATCCTCAACAAGCGTCACGCCGTGCTTGTCCAAGTCCAGCCACGCCCCAAGGCTCATTCGCGGGTCGTCGCTGATTTCGGCGGCGTGCTGCCACAGCCAGTGCGTCCACCGCTCTTCGTGATTCCCGGCTTTGAGCACAATTGGGATTTCGGGGAACTCGTGGCGTACCCACTCCACAAATCCACGCACGGCTTCGAGCTCGCCCTTGAAATCCCGCTGCGCCGGATCTTTCATGTACCGCGAGATGGCGTAGAAGTCTGCGATGTCGCCGTTCAACAGTAGGCCAGAAAGGTTTTGCTCCTTGAGGTAGCCGATGGCAGCGGCCACGGCAACCTCGGAGTGATACGGCACATGCACGTCGCTGACGATGCCCACCGGGCCGAGCACGTCCATGATGTGCGGCGTCCACGGCTCGGCCATGCTCTTGGGCATCGCTCGCTGCTCGCCGGCCTGGCGTGCAGGGCGCGGGCAGGATGGCTTGCATTCCTTGCGGTTCTGCGTTCCGTTGACGCCGAACTGGCGGGCAATCCTTTTGCGGGCTTGGTCAATGGTGATGGCACCCATAGACTCCTTGACCAGGCGGCGAGCTAGAGTCCTCGCCGGGGCATCTGGGTGATTGCGACAGAGCCGCTTGGCCATCTCGGTGATAACGTCACCCGCCATCCTGCACCTCCCTGTAACCGAGAGCCCAGAGCACCTTCGCAATATCCTTGCCCTGCTGCTCGACGTGCTCTTCGGACTGCGTGGGGTTCAAGGCGTGCAGCAGTTCATGCACCAGCACTTCCAGCTTCTTCCGGCCACGCATGCGAGCGTCAAGGATGATCCGTGGGTGCTTTGACTTCTGCGAGAACGTGTAGCCGTAGGCGGCACCTTTGAGAGTGGTGAACCGAAGCAGCCACCGCTCATCGCCGTTCAACGTGAAAACGTGATCGTCTGCCACGGCTAGCCCTTTCGCTTCTCACCGTAGCGGGGGCGTCAACTCACCGGACCCCACTTGCCCACGGGGCATGATTGGTCGGCCCAGTGCAGTTTCGAGATGTAGGCCCGCTCGCGGCTGATGCCGCACCCGCATTTCATGCAGGCGTTGTTGGCGAAGAACTCGCAGCCCGTGCAAATCTCGTAGCGGGCGGCTACTTGCTCGTCGGTGCATCGGGGAGCACCGCAGGAGACGTGATGCACAGTGGCCTTGGCGAAGTTCGTGGCACGCTCAAGCAAGCCCGGCATGGGCGCGGGCGATGCCTTGCACACGCGATAAACCGGCAACTTGACGTTGCAAATAGAGAATCCGCAATCCCGACACCGGACGCAGCTCCCGTCAATGTCGAATCGGCAGTTACTTACCATGACGGCGTGCATGTAAAAAGCAAAGAGTATTGCCTGTAGTTTCCGCTTTGCGGGGAACCGCAGCTAGCAATAGGGCCTTGCTCAAGAGTGATCTTTGCCGGCCCTGTGTACGAAAAGGGCGTTGTCGATCCCGTGGTGATGTTGCACAAGGAATCAACCTGTGACGTGATCGAAGAGCCCGGAGGCCCAAAGTAATTGACGTTGCTTGAAATGCGGCAAAAGCAAGAGTTCGCTGGAACGCAGTAACCAAAAGAGACTTCTGCCGTTTCACCAAATCCAATGATTGCGCCGGGCGAGCAAGCCCACGTAAATCCGACGCTTATGCCGTTTGCGGCTACTAGTTGATAAAAAGCCGTGGTCGAAGTTTTGGACACGTATGGCAACACATACGTCCCCTCTATGAATCCCGTAGCATCTGCGTGCGTGCAGGTACCGTTTGAACCAAAAAGAGCGCCGAGAGTCACCTCCACGGTGATGCTTTTCGGGATCGTCACCGGGCTACCAGTGCATGTGCAGGCCGTGATGGACGTTGAGCCGCAGCAGCACCAAAGGCTCGCCGCCAACTGGCTGCCCTTCCGCAGCAGCAGCCCATTTCGGATGATGAGCGGCATGGTTACGACGCCGTGCAGGCCGTAGCGGAAATCGAGAACGTGACACTGGACGACGTAGCCACAACGCCAGCGGGCAGCGTGTCGAACCGCAGCGCGGACGTGGTGAGCGTGGCAGCCGTCGCGGCGTAGGCCACGTCCCACTGCCAGTTAACGAGCCGCCACGCGGTGCCTTCGCGTCCGATGACGCAGTTTCTGGTCCCGGCCGAAGGCAGATTCATCAAGTCGTTTGTGGCGTTGGCGGTGCCGCTGGCGTACTTAAACGTGACGTTCTTGGTGCTGCCGATGTCCCACGAGCCGGTGAACGTGGCCGTACGGATCGCCGCCGGGCTGCCGCCGTAGATCGGGTGGTCGTACTTCACGCCCGGCTGCTGCCGGTTCCCGGCCTCGACGGTGCGTACCACCTTGGCGATACGCTGGGCCGCTGGCCGCGTGAACGACACGAACTGCCGCCCGGCAGCCTGGCCACCGTTGTTGCCGGCACCCTGGCTACTCATGCGTTAACCCTCGACAATCGAGATCACCAGCTGCGTGCCGGCAAGGTTGCTCTGAGCCGCGTAGTTGCCAGCCGCCAGCCGGCCCACCGCAGCCTCGCCGCCCTTGAGCGATACGCACGGCACGAGAGCCCCAGCGGACAACTGGCCGAACGACACGGCCGCCGTCGTCACCGTGGACAGGTTGCGAGCAAAGAACAGGCCCACGCTCGTCATCGACGCCGTGCTGATCGCCACCGTGCCGGCAGCGTTCGTCCCCGGCGTCAGCGTCATGGTGTTCACGCCCGAGGCGTTGCAGTCAGCCGTCACGCCAGATGCCACGAAGGCTTGGTTGAGGTTGCCACGAGAGAGTTGGGCGTTGATGTTCCAAGTGAGGTCGGGCATGGGCGTCTCCTACTGCTGCGTCGGTGTGCCGAAGTACTGCTGAAAGTTGATGGCCTTGTGGACACGGCGAACGAGCACCGTGGGGGCTCCGGTGGACAACGCGCCGGATGACGTGAGCGGCTGCGGGTTACTTGCCGGCACCTTCTCAATCGGCTGCCCGCCGCCGGGGTCGTAGTCCACTGTCACCCGCTTCTTGGTGCCGCCATCCAGATAGTTCCAACCGATATTGGGCAACTGAAGCGGCCACCCATCGGGCCGGTACTCAAGCGTCACCTCGACTTGCCAGTAGCGGATTTCCTGCTCGTTCACCACCTCAACGGCCGGATTGGCCGCGATGCCGCTGCACTTCCACGTATACGGGTCGCCACCGAGATACGGGGCAGAGTTCACCGCGTTCGTGACAGTCGTGGCAAGCCCGTAGTCGAACGTCTGGCGGTTGCCGCTGATGGACGCCTGGAGCGTGCTGATGTCGGTGGTCGCACCCTCAAAGAAGTCGTTGGCGCTGTTCTGCAGCACCTTCAGCACGTCGCCCGTGTCGTAGTAGTACAGGGCCGGGACTTGCAGGCCGCCGGTAGACCACTTCCAGATATCGGCACGAGCCAGCGGGTTTGGATCGACGTTCGCCTGCTTGGGCAGCTCGTAGTCCCACGTCACCTCATAGTGCCACCGCGAGCCGTTGTAGTTGCTCACGCTGGCGTTCATCGCCCGGCAGTAGTACGCCTCAGGATGCGGCGTCAGGAACGACACGCCAGGGGCGTTCACGATGTCCGTCTGCGGCGTCGTGGGGTCGTCAACCTCGACAACCCACTTGCGCTGGAAGACGGGGGCTTCGCCAAACTTGCGTGAGGCGGAAACCGTGGCGAGTTCGTAGGTAGATACGACGCTCATGCGGCGGCTCCACCCAGGATGTCTACCTTCTCCTGCTGCAACGCACGGAGCTCGGCACGGATCTCGTCCAGCTTTTGCGTTTGCTTTCGGTACTCGGCAATGGCGGGGTCTTCGCGGCCCGTAGCCAAGGCGATGAACTGCGACATTCCTTCACTGGAGCGAACGTCGTTTGCCTTGAGGGCTTCGTTGGACTTTCCGCCGAGGGCGGCGGCACGCTCGGCAGTCACGGCGTCAATGTCGCCTTGCTTGGCGGCCATCTTCTCGTCAACGGCTGCGGCTTCTTTGGCAATCCGCTCCCTCTCTTTGGCCGCCTGCTCGGCGGCACGCACTGCTTCCTCTGCCGCTTTCTCTTGAGCCCGTGCGGCCTCTTCGGCGGCTTTCTTCTCTGCAGCATTCCGCTCATCAATCGCTTTGATTTGATCGTCAAATCGCTGGCGTGCTGCATCAGCTGCTTGAGCGAAGGAAGTTTCGTTCAGGATGCCGGCCTCAAGTTGAGCCTCGAGGCGGCGAAGTTCTTCTTGGTACTTCGCGGCGGCGTTGAATCCTTCGTCGCCATACTTGACGCTCAGATTGATGGCCGACGAAAGGGCTGCTTCCTGCCGTTGAATGGCCCTCGTCAAATCGTCCGTTGCTTCTGCCTGCGTCTCAATCGCTTCGGCGACGGCTTCAACTCCAGCCGCCGGGTTTCCTCCACCACCGGCACCGACACCTCCACCGCCGGCAAACGCCCGGCCGATGATCGGCACCTTGGACATGTAGGCGTAAAAGTCCTTGATTTTCTGGCTAGCCCAATCAATCCGCTCGCCGATGTAGCCAAAAGCAGCATTCATGCCGCTACGGATGGTTTCCACGACGTTCGTGAGCCCAACAATGAACGGCGATAGAAAAGTCTGCGTGACTGCCCCGGCCACCTTCAGCACTACACCGAGGGCTTCGCCAAGAACGCCAACGAGCTTCAACACGCCTTCAGCGACAGTTCCGATAAGCGTGGCAACCGGGGCGAACACTTGCGCTATTGGCGAAAGGATGGACGTAATGCCTTCCACCACGCCGCTAATGCCGTCAGTGAAACCCGCCAGCCCTGATTGGATAGCGGCGAACGCACCGATGAACGGCGTCACGAATACGTCCGCCAATCCTGCGAATGCCTTCTCGGAACGCTCACCGGCCGCCGTGGCTTCTTCCATCGCGAAGGCTAGGTTGTCCACCTGCTGGGCCTGCACCTGGCCGAGCTCGCCATTCAGCGTCTCGAGCGACACGGTGCCGGCCGTGATAGCCGCAGCCATCTCGTAGGCACGGTCTTTTGCGTCGAGAAACGCGCTGCCGACGATGTACACGGAAGCGGCCAACTGGCCAAATCCGGGTATGGACATAAGAGCGGCTTTCGCCAGCTGAGCGCCAACGAAGTTTCCGGCAACTCCAAGGGCTGTAGTGGCAGCAGTTGTGGCCGCGAGCGGAACGCCAACTCTTGCAAGAGCAGCAGGCAAGGACTTGCCAAAAGTAGCGATCAACGGAGCGATTTGCTTGTCCAGGCCATAGAGCTTTCCGACCTTAAACGCTCCAAAGGCTATAGATGCCTTCGTGGCAAAATCAGCAGCGCCTCCAGCCTCAATGCCAAGTTGACTAAGCCCGACTTCCGCCAACTTGATAACCACCAGAGCACGACTAAGTCCGGTGGCAATGCCCCAGATTCCTTCTGGAGTTCTGAAGCCTTGCGTGACGGCAGTGAATACCTTCCACGCAGCTGTGGCCGCAACGACTTCTGCCGACGCCCTGGCAAAGTCTTCGCCAAACTTGATTACTGACGAACCGGCAGACGCCACGGACGTTACGGCATTGCCGATATTTTCAAATGCCACGCTTGCCCGGTTGGCGACTGTTTCAACGATACCAAGACGTTCAACAATCTTGCTTGTGCTTGACGTTGCCGCCTGCAGTTCTGCATCAGCCTTGGCGACGGCACGACCGTACACCTCTTGGCTGAGCAGCCCCTTCTGCATCATCTTGTCGAGCTTGCCGATGGTGTCGGCGTACTTCTCGGTCGGCGTCCGCAACTCCTGCGTGATCTTCGCCGCCTGGCGGAACTCGGCGGAAGTAGCATTGGCACTGGCTCCAACCTTTGACAGTTCCTTATCCGCCTGGGCCACGCCAGCGGCCATGCCATCGGCGTTGGCGGTCAACTGAAACGCAAGATCAAGTTTCTGTGCCACGTCTCAGCTTCCCAAGTTCTGCCGCAATCTCGTCTGCCGTCATCGGTGGCCGTTGGATCGGCATGAAGTCTTCCGGCTTCGGCGTCCTGCCTTTGACGTGCGGGGCAATCGTCAATGCCGCCAGCACGCCCGTTTGCTGCCACTCACGCCCGATGGGCTCCAAGTACCTATCAAAAGCCATCCACTCCCGAAGCTCTGCCACGTCCATCCGTTCGCAAAGCTCTCGTTTCGTCATTCCAAGGGCCAACGCCAGCCGCATCACGAAGAGCCAATCCGGCCGGCGTTTCATTCCCCCGCGATACGTTCCACCTCTTGATCGCTCAGGTTGTTGTGCTCCATCGCGGCCTGCCAAACGCGATTCACCACCTTGGCGGACTTCGCCGCCAACTTGGCCACGTCGCCGTTGTCAAAAAGCCGGTGGCCCTTCTCGTCCACCAAGCACCGCACTAGGAACTTGCTGCGGAAGTCGTCCACGCCCGTGTCCTTCTTCCGCATCCACTCGTTTTCGTAGGCGTCTCTCTCGCCAACGCTCATCACTCGGATGTACACGTCGCCGCCCCACTCGGGGACGTTGAGCTTGAGCAAACCAAGGTCATCGGCGGCAAGGATCTGGTCTTTGGTCAACGCTGGCATTACGCAACTCCTAACTTGAGGACGATTCGCCACTCCTGCAGTTCTCCTACGCTAGCGTTCCACGCAAGCGACTGGATTGTTGCAGGGCCGTCCCAGTAGGTAGTGACGCCTTGAGAGATGCCGAGCGAACACGTTGAACCAACGTTCGCGGACGTGAGAATCTCCAGCTTGCGAGTCGTCAGCGAAACGGTGCCGTTGTCTCTGTCGGCAGGCCGAAACAGTTTGTCTCTGGCCGTAGTCGTTCGTGGCGTAATCTCAATCGTGTCGGCTTGCACGCCGTCAATCGAGATGGCCACAACTTCGGCAATTTCGTAATCGCCCCATTCCGCAGAAAGGGTAACGTTGAGGCCTTGTGAGTTCTTAGCCACGACGGCCTCCCGTCGTCACTGCACCTTGAACGTCAGCGACTGCTTCACAAGCTCGCCAACGGCATAGGCCACGCTGGAGCTCGAGACGGTGGCCGTGTAGCTGACGGTGGCAAACGAGAGCGAGCCCGACGTGCCGATCTGCACAATGGCGGTGCCGAGAGCCTCAACCGAAATCTCGTTGTCCTTGAGGGCCGGAGCCTGATACGTGCGATTCGCTCCGCTCGCCAGTCCGACGTGCGAGGTGTCGAGCAGATCACCGCCGGGCGTCACGTTCACCGACTGAGCGGTGTAGGTGGCACCAGCGAAAACGAACGCATTGCCCTGGGAATCGGCGGCCATCTGGCGTCTCTCCTAGTGGATTGCGGGCGGCACAGCCCTAACCCGAAACTAGGGGACGAGGATGGAAGCCTTGCAGTTAGCGGAATGCCGCTGCTTTGGCGGCAATGATCCGCTGAAGCTCTGCCGAGAGCTTGGATTCCATAGTGGAGCGAGACGATTCAAAAGCCCTGGTAAGTGGACGCTGAGCCGGCGCTCGCCCACGGTTGCCCTTCTTGCTCATGCGGGCCTTGGTTCCAAACTCCACAAGGTGGGAATGCGGGGCCATCCCCTTTTTGTAGCCAACCAAAGCCGTGGCAACGATTCCAGAACGCTTGCGGCGATAGTATCTCGTCACGATTGCAGGGGATTCACTTAGTCGTCCAGTGACTTTGCGAATGCCCATCACGTTGGACTTGAGAGCCATAAGCCCAGGCACGGCGGCGCGTTCGCAGGCGTCAACGAGTTCCTTGATGTCCAGCCGAAATCCGTCTTGCAACGCAACGCCAGAAATGGCCTTCGAGGCTTTGTGGGCAGCGGCAATCTGAATATCAAGGCCGTCGCTCACGACGTGGCCTCATTGATGCGGAAGTCAAACGTCTGCTGCACGCTGTAGTACGGCAGCATCTGGTCATCGGCCGGCATATCCACGCCATCCGACTCCGTCTGTAGCGTCGTCCGCTGGATGGTCACGCCGGCCGTCGTCCCGGTCCACCCGTCCACCGCCAGGCGTACGGCACGGGCAATCGACTTCACCGACGTGTATGACGTGCCGTACGTCGTCAGCTGCAGCGTCACTACGGGGTTGCCGACGTTGCCGGCGAGCGACTGCGGCCTGTCCACGGCCGTCCGCTGAAACACCACGAGCGGCAGCGGCGTTCCAGTAGGGGCAATCAGCGGGAATACACGCTGGCCAATGAGCGACGAAACCGCCGTCTGGCTCGTGAGCCTAGAGAACAGGAACGCTTCCGGTGCTTCGGGCAAACTCATCCGTCAGCCCTCTTTTCCGTGCAGATGATTTCCTGATGCCAGAGCCGGTCCCGCTCCATGATCTGGCCGATTTCAAGGATTCGGTTGCGGTAGGAAATCCGCATCGCACCCGTCAGGCCAGAGAGGTAGCGAATTTTGATTCTGTGCGTCATAAAGCCCACCGTCTCAGCAAACCGCTCCGTCTCGCGAGCAGACAGCGACTCCACCGAGGCCCACACCGTGGCGAAGTCGGACCACGTCAGCACCGTCTCGCCAACCTCGTTCTGAGTATGGGCGGCCTGCTGAATCGTCACCCGCGTCCACATGTCGCCCGGCGAGAGTGCCATCAGCGATAACTCCCCCACCGCAAGGTGTCGAGCATCGCCTTGACGCCGAACGGAACCTCATTCAAGGCCGCCTCCTGGGCTGCGTCACGGTTGCTCCACAGGTGCGAGACAAGCATGAGAATGGCGGACTTCACCGGGGCCGGGACGCTCGTGCCGTCCGCCGAGTAGCCGGCCCACCACGTCACGGTGACACTGTTCTGATCCACGAGGTGAGAGGGCCACGTCTGGCCGTATAGCGGGCGACAAGCCCCCGGAGTGGCCTGACGGTCCACCCGGTAGGCCGTGGCGTCTAGCGTGGCCGTGGTGCCGCTCACGGAAGGCGTGTACGTGATCGTGACGGCGGTGGCCGTGCCGGTCGTCACCATCGGCGGGCGGGGAAGTTCAAGGTCCAACTGCGGCACCGTCCCCTGGCGGCCTTCGATGTTGTTGCCGTCAGCCTTCAGCCCGAACTGCACCGGGCTCCCGATGGCCCCGTAGAACGAGTCCACGCGCATCGTCCACTGCGTCTGGCAAAACGTCCGGTCGCAGTAGTCCTCGGCCCAGCGGGTGGCCGCCGTGATGAGGTTGCCAATGAGGGCGTCGTCGTCGGTGTTGTCGATGCGTAGATGCAACTTCGCCTCGGCCAGCGTTACCGGGTTGCTGGCTGGATCCGTCGCACGTACGAGACTGCGATACCTCATCGCCGCTTCCTCCTGCGGGGTGCGTCTGCCGTCTCAATGTCGCGGCGTTCCACGGTGGCCACCTCAAGCAGCTGCTGATCCTCGACGTGCTCCAGGGCGTAGCCGTGCAGCACCAGGCTCTTGGCTGGGCCACGGTCCATCGTGATCACGTCGCCCCGGCGGTACGCCTGATAGGGGCGAATGAATCGGATCTGCATCTGGTCGCTTCTCATACGCTCGCCTCCCCGTGCTCGATGCTGCCCCACGCCTCGGCGGGCCTGCGTCCGCCTTGGTTCCAGTAGTTGCTGGGCGACTGGTAGACGGGCTTCAAGTCCCGCCCAGGCCAAGTGAACTTGAGTTCCGCGTGGCCAATGGCCACCTGCGGAGCGATGCCGAGCGTGTTGCCGGCGGCCCGAAACGCTTTCCAGAAGTGAATGTCCGGGTCCACTCGCGTCGGTTCGCCGGCTGGGGCGTCACCCCAGTGGCCGTCAGGGCGTGGCGTCCCAAGGAACCACGGGGCAGGCGTCCGCTTGAGTGCCGCAGAGCGAATGAGCGTGCAGCCGAAGTGAGCCGTCTCGACGGGCTGAATCACAGACTCAAACCACGAGTTAGGCAGCTGCACCGTGCCAATCGTGCCGTCGTGGCCCTCGGGCGTGAACATCGGCACGCCTTCGTCCCTCTTGGTCTGGAGCGGTGCCACGGCGTCGTAACCAGAAATCATCGCCGCCGTCATCAGGCGTTGAATCGTGTCCGCCTCGTAGACGCTATCAAAGTCCACAACTAACACGAAATCCGTCCGGTCAATCATGTCCAATAAGACACGATCTAGGCACTGCTCCCAGAAGGCACCCGTGAACTTCGTAGGCCTGATGCCGAGCGGCAGCAGGCTCTGCATCGTGCAAAAGAAGTTGTCTTGAAAGCCCAGCCGGGGGACGCTGAAAGCGGCCTCAACTCGCAGATCGTGCTCGACGGTGCCTACGCGGACTTTCACAAGCAACTCCTAGGTAAACGCCAACGGGCGGCCGGGCGAACCCAGCCGCCCGCATATGGGCGTTGTACTTGGCGTGTCCAGCGTCAGATCGACTTGTAATCGTTGACGCCGGCACCGGTCGCGTCGGTCGGCCCCTGCTCGGCCTTGCTGAGCCGAGCGTTGGTCACGACGGCCACGCTGTTGCCGGGCGAAGTGACAACCGTGAGGTACCGCTTGCGGCCCCGCAGATCGACGTTAAACCGAGCGATGGCACCGTAGTTGGCACCCGTGGTCGAGCCAGCACCGGCAGTCACCGAGAGGCCGGTGATGTCGGCCTGCCCGGAGCCGCTGGTGTCCGACTCCTGCACCTTCAGCACGCTGGCATACGCCGAGGTCGCCGCCGTGAACGGCGAGAAGACCACGTCAATGCTCGCGTACTTGAAGCCGTAGCAGTCAATCTCGTGCGAGTGCGTAACCGAGGCGGCAACGCTCGCCGCAGCCTTCACCGCACTCTTCGTTGCAGACAGATGATTCATGGGTCAAAGTTCTCCGTGAAGGGTGTCAGTGATTAAGCGAGCTTGAGAGCCACGACCGGGCCAGCGGTGCTGGAGTCGCCCAGACTGTGATGCACGGTGTCCATACGGCTAACCGCGCGGAAAATTGTGGCGTCCTGCTCAAAGTAGCGATCTGAACTCGACGCCACCTGCATTTCACTCTTGACCGCCATGATGCTCGACAGCGACAGGTCGCCGCAGTAGGCCGCGATCTGGCCGCTGGTGGGAGCAGCAGTCATCTTCAGCACCCACACCACGGGCAGGCCAAGGAACGTGTTGGGCGTACCCTGGGCGAGGTTGGCCGCCGTGTTGCCTCCGGCCAGAGCACCAATGGTGCCGGTACCCTGCGTTCCGCTCGACAGCATCATCCGCTGCACGCTCTGGTGATACACCTGCGGGTGCATGTACCACGCCGAGGTGCCAATCGCGTACCGGGGCAACTTGGCGAGAACCGAGAGGTAGTCGTCAATGTCCAGGGCCGCAATCGTCGTGTTGCCGCTCGCCGCCGTCACAACGCCAGCGGCGTGCGTGCCGTCATTGATTTGCGAGAGGCCACGGATGCCGCCGTAACTAGACGACCCATCACCATTAAAAAAGGCGTCGTCGGTCCTGGCGGAGTATTCCGTAGCAAATTCTTGAGCCAGCCAATCGGCCACGCTGATCGCGTTGTCGGCCAGCAGTTCGTTGCTGACCTTCGTGGCAATCGCGAGCTTCTTCGCCACCAGCTGCACCATCGTCGCGGTGGGGTCGCTGGTCGTAATGGTCGTGTTTTCGCCAATCCAGTAGCCCGTGACGCCCGTGAGACGCTTCGGCACCAGGAGGGTATCCGAAGACATCGTCACCCGCTGGGCGAGGTTCATCGCCACGCCAAACTTTTCAACGAGGCGGATGATGGTGTTGCTGAAGTCCTCGAACACCAGAGCACCGCCAAGGCTGTTCACCTGGCCGCCGAGGTCACGGTATTCCGTGCCGAGGTTGTCGCGGCACCACTGACGGGCCTGAGCGTCACCGAAATGGGCCTTCAGCCACTGGCCGCAGCGGTGGGCAGTCTCGACGTTGTCGAACGCACGGAGCCGGCCACGGAACGAGACGGCCTCGACGCGAGGCTTGGCCGAAACCTCAACCGCCGGAGCGGCCCGATTCAGCGTGCGGAGCAGTTCCGCCTTCTTCGCCTCGCGAGCCTCTTCCTTGGCAATCGCGGACTTGATCCGCTCGGCCTTGGCAAGCAGTTCGTCGTACTTCGCCTGACGGGCCTCGACGGCATCAACCGCCGAGCGATCCGCCGGGGTGCCGTCCGTGTTCTCGCCGGCCTCTTCGGCTTCGCCAGCCTCATCGAGCATGCCAAGCTCGGCAAGCGTGGAGGCGAGTTCGTCGAGCAGTTCCTTGACCTTGCTGGCCATGTGAGTGGCTCCTGTGTGCGGTAGGTGTGTTGACCTATCCGCACCGTAGAGCCACGCATGCCACTCCTTGCAGAACGCAGGGCGTGGCGTCAGTACCTAACTAGGTACAGAGCGTCGGCGTATCTCGCACGACTTCACAACGTGCTTTGCCGTCTTGCGGCACGCGGGGCATCGCAGATAGCGAGTGCAGACGCCGCCCTTGTCAACCGACGCATACACGCCATAGCGTGCCGCCCGGCACTCGCAAACATCACCCGACTTTGTAGCCATGCTGCCTCAGGAACCGACGAACAGACTTCTCGGTCTTCGCGTCCCGCTTGAGAGCCGGCAGCTTCAGCGCCGGTCGGTGCGATTGTAGGTGCTTCTCCAACGAACGACGGGCAACCGTCACACTGGTGTCCCCGTAAGCCGGCGTCAGCACTGGGCCAACGTCGTATAGCCCGTCCACCTGGCGAACAAGTCGCAGGTGCCGTCCTTCGTCATCCGTTGTCCACTCGTCGCCGTCTCGGGCAATCGTGAACGCAAACGAAGAACCCCAAACGTCACCACGCTGGATAAGTTCAACAACGTCGGCCCTGGTAGCCGGCGGGTTTAGTTCGTAGCCAAGCCCTTCGTCCATGGCGGACAGCCGCAGCGTGCCAGCCCGTTCCGTACCAAGCACAATGTTGCTGTCGTGATTGAACAAGCCGACGACGTTGCGGCCTTCCCGTTTCATCACGCCATCAAACGCTCCCGGCACGATTTCCTCAGTGAATCCGCCCAAGTCCACTGAGCGAACTCGGTAACGGGCGGCCATTCCACGGATGATACGAGTTCCGTCGTCGCGAGTTTCAATGCGGAGCGGAAGCGGTACGGAACGGCGTTCAATGTCCATGTTTCACTTCTTCTTTCGACGTGAACGGGGCGCGGGGCTGACGGGCTTGGGTGGCTCATTCGCCGGGGACGTGCCAGCCAGAAGGTTGTCCGTGTACGACGTGGGCTGGTTATCAGCCGGGGCCGGCTCGCCAGCGTTGCCAACGGCGGCCGTAGCAGCGATGCCCTGCATCGTCGTCAAGTTCATCTGCATGTACCGCTGATCGCCTTCGGGGCCAATCGGGTTCATATTGAGCACCTCGCGGCACTCGTTGACGCTGTAGATGCCGGTGCTGAGCATCGTTTGCAGCCACGCAGACTGTGCGGCCAAATCGCCACGCAGCAGGCCGCGAGTGTCAAACTCTGCAAAGTACACGTCATCACGCACGACGAGATCGCGAGTAATGGCGGATTCCCAGCGGCGGAACCACGGCAGCAAAGTCTGCTGCACCAAGTCGATGGCGGCCTGCTCCTGGCTCGCGTAGCCCACCTTGGTTTTGTCTTGGATGTACGACGGGTCCACGCGGTACTGGCGGCAAATCTCGATGACTTGATAGGCCCGCGTCTCAAGGAACTGGCTCGCTTCGTTCGTGGCCTGCACGTCCTTCCAGTGAACGCCTTGCGGCAGCACGGCGGTGCGGAAAGCACGGTCAGCCCCACGGTGCAGACGCTCGAACTGCTCGCGAAGCCGCTCGGCAGTCTCCACCGTGATCGGGTTGTCGGACTCCATGAGCCCAGACAGCCGACAGGCGTTGCCGAAGTAGGCACCACCGTGCGACTCAAGAGCTTGGGCCAGGCCGATGGCATCACGAGCAAGCGTGATCGGCAGCATGCCCATAACGCCGTCCTGCGAGAGCCACCGCAGGTGGAAAATCTGATCCTGTCGGTAGTACGTCTCGCTGCCGTTCTGTTCCCGGTAGCAGTACCGAAGCGTGCCGTCCTCCAGCTGCTCCACCTTCATGCGGCTCGGGTGCAGCGGCCACAACTCCGAGACAGCACCAACGGCACCGCTGCGAATCTCGGCATAGGCATTGCCGTACAACAAGCAATGAGCCGTCAACATCTCCCTAAACTCAAACGACGTTTGCCAGCCGTTGGGCTGCTGGTTCAGAATCCGATACAGCGGCAGATCACGAGCACGTTCCTTGCCGCCCTCGGGAAGCCGCCGGTACAGGTGCAGCGGAACCGTAGCAAGGTTCTCGGCAATCAGCCGAACGCAAGCCAGTACCGCCGAGCACTGCAAGGCCGTCTCGGGCGTGATTCGCACGCCGGCCGGGCCACGACTTGGCGACTCGCTCCAGCCGTCACCGTAGGAACCCCGCAGATCAATGATGCGGTACGACTTCTCGGGGTTCTCAATGAGTCCGCTCATATCGTGACGATGTCCCAAGATTGTGCGGGCTTCGGGGCGGTTGCCGTCTGCCAAAGGCCGATGGCCTCAACCAACGCAACCATGCCGTCGATACGCTCGGTGCTCTTGCTTTTGCTCAACTTGATGTCGCCGGCGTGGTTCATCTCTATCGCCACGTTGTTCGCCATCCACGACAACAGCGGGTGATTCGCATGCCGCAACTTGCCGCCAAGAACCAACGTCTCGCAGAACTTTGCCGGGCTTGACATTGAGCCGTAGCCCTGCCTAAACGCTACGATTTCAAACCCATCTCCTTGCAGTTGCTGCGAGATGTGCTGAGCGTTCCACGGGTCAATGCCCATCTGCCGAATGACGAAACGCTTGCTGATTTCGTTGATGTCTCGCCGCACCGTGTCGTAGTCGGTGGCGTTTCCATCAGTCAGCCGCAGCAGCGGGCCGTACTCTGTCCGCTCCTTGGCCCAGTCCAGATATGGCACCTTGTCCTTGTGAGCGCGAGCCTGGGCATTTTCGGCAGCAGCCCAGAAGAACGGCAGCACGTCAAAGGTGCCGTCATCGTCAGGAAACAGATACACGGCACACGTAAGGTCCGTGGTGCTCGACAAGTCCAGCCCGACGTACGCCTGGCGGCCAACGAGCGGACGCAGCGTGCCACCGCAGGCCGCCCACTTGTCGGGCAGGATCCACCTAACGTCTGAGCTCGTGGCCACGTCAAGCCGATATCTCAAGAAAGAATTGAGCTTTGAAGGGCTGTTCTTGGCTTCCAAGGCATCGGCGGCGAACGACTCAAACGTGATCGTGTGGCCTAGTGACGGGTTAGCCTTGTGCCATGTCGCCTCGTCAAAGGGATCGTCCGCTTCGTCGGCCTTGTAGACGCACCCGTAGAACGCCGGATCTAGCGTGGGGTCTGCCTTGCACCGCTCGGCATATGTCCGCTGCTCCCACCACAAAGCCTTGCGGTCTAGTTCGCCGGCCGTGGTGATGGACAGCAGCAGCGGTTGCCGTCGAGCCGCACCGCCGTAGCGGAGAGCGTCCCACAGACGACGATCACGCTGGGCGTGGAGCTCGTCAAAGAGTAGGGCGTGAATGTTTAACCCTTCGGCTCGGAACGCATCGGCCGAAAGCACCCGATAGAACGAGTTGCTTGCCCGGTGAATGATCGTCTTCCGGCTGTCCACCACCTCAAGAACCTTTGACAGCGCCGGCGAAGCCCGCACCATCGCAGCGGCTTCCCGGTAGATGATGCCTGCCTGCTCTCGGTCGCACGCCGCCCCGTACACCTCGGCCCCCGGCTCCTCGTCCGCCAAGAGCATGTACAGGGCGATGCCGGCCAGCAGCGTGGACTTGCCGTTTTTCTTCGGCACCTCGATGTATGCCACTCGATGTTGCCGGGTGCCGTCCGGTTTCAGTCGCCCGAACAACTCACGGAAGATGGCGTGCTGCCACGGCAGGAGCGTGAAGTGCTGCCCTGAGTGCTGGCCCTTGGAGTGCCGCAGCACACCTTCAAAGAACCGCACCACCCGCCGGTATTTCGCCTCGCCTTCCGGCGTCAGGCTACGCACCTTCGGCGGCGAAGAACGCCTCAAGGTCGTCTTTCGGGGTTTCGGCTTTCGTCCCAAGTCGCACCCTGCTGCTGGGCGTCAATCCGAACTCGCCCATAAGGCTGGCCTGCAGAACCACGAGCCCCCGGTACAAACTCCCGGCCGGATTCGGCTTCACGCCACCGAGATCCGTCTTGATGGTTGGCCCGCTGGCCCTCAGTTCGAGCAGGCACGCCTGGGCAGCCGCGTGAACTTCGCAGAGCGTGGCCAACGCCTCGCCGTCGCCCGTGGTCAGCACTCCCATGCTGGCGAGGATGTCAACGAGTTCGTGCCACTTCGCCACCGCAATCGGCTCGACGGCTAGGCGATCCGGCATCGGCGGAACGCCGGGCGGGGCCGAAGGCTCACGCTTTGCCGGGCCACGCTGCGTGCCTTCAAGAATCTTGATCGCTGTCGGTTTTGGTTTTCGGCCCATTACGGATGCCCCTCGAAAACGGCGTCGGATTTCTGCCACACGCACGCGCGAGAG